ATGGTGTGGATCGACTGCGAGATGACCGGGCTCGACCTCGAGCAGGACGCGCTCATCGAGGTGGCCGTCCTGGTCACCGACGGCGAGCTGAACGTCCTCGGTGACGGCGTCGACCTGGTCATCCGACCGCCCGACCTCGCCCTGAAGACCATGGGCGACGTCGTGCGCGAGATGCACACCGCCAGCGGCCTGCTCGACGAGCTGGCGAACGGTGTGACGCTCGAGGACGCCAGCGCCCGAGTCATGGACTACATCAAGACCTACGTCCCGGAGCCGTCCAAGGCACAGCTCGCGGGCAACACGGTGCACATGGACCGGCTCTTCCTCGCCCGGGACCTGCCCGAGGTCGAGGCGTGGCTGCACTACCGCAACGTCGACGTCTCGTCGATCAAGGAGCTGGTGCGGCGCTGGTACCCGCGGGTCTACTTCGCCAGCCCGGACAAGACCGGCAACCACCGCGCTCTCGGCGACATCAAGGACTCCATCGACGAGCTGCGCTACTACCGGCAGACCGTCTTCGTGCCGCATCCCGGCCCCGACAGCCACCACGCCCGGGCCGCCGCCGTCGCGGTGAAGGATGCCGCCGTCGAGTCGCCGCGTCCGACGGACGAGACAACCGCCTGACCCGTTCACGACCACGGCCCGACGGGCCGTATACTTGTCCAGCCGCGTCCGTACGGACGCGTCATGGTGGGTGTAGCTCAGTGGTAGAGCACCTGGTTGTGGTCCAGGAAGTCGCGGGTTCAAATCCCGTCACTCACCCGAAAGAACTGGCAGGTCAACGGCCGGTTCTGAGAAGGACCGTAGCACCCGGCAACACCCTTGGCAACATTTGAGGGGCGTTGTCGGGCTATTGTGCGTTCATGGCGAGCATTCAGGAGCGCCCAGGAGCCTCCGGCAACACCTCGTACAGGGTCATGTTCCGCATCGACGGCAAGCAGACGTCCGAGACGTTCGAGGACCAGGCGACCGCGCTCGAGTTCGCCGCGCTCGTCGACCAGGCCGGCGGCGCGTCTGCGCGCCGTATCCGCGACGCACGCAGCGGCGAGGGTGTTGCCGCGGGCAACATCCCGACCCTGCGCGAGTTCTTCGACCGGTGGCAGAAGACGCGCACCGATGTGACCGAAGGCACAATCGCCGAGGACGCCAGGATGGCCGGCCGTTCGTGGATGCCGGCGTTCGGGGCCTGGCCGATCGACACGATCCAGCGCGACGACATCACGGAGTGGATCCAGAAGCGGCGCTACTCGACCACGCAGCGCGGCGAGCGGATCAGGTCCAAGACCGTGAAGAACGAGCACGGCCTGTTGAGCACGGTACTCACCGCGGCCGTGCCGAAGCACCGACCGGACAACCCGGCCCGTGGGATCACCATCCCGGACGACGTCCAGGAGGAGATGGTTTTCCTCACCCAGGCCGAGTTCTACATCCTGCTCTCCTACATCCCCGAGTACTGGCGCCCGCTCGTCACCGTCGCCGCGGCGACGGGCTTGCGGTGGGGTGAGCTGACCGCGCTGCGATGGATGGACGTCGATCTGGTAGCCACTCCCCCGCGCCTGACGGTGGTGCAGTCGTGGAAGCGCGGCGCGACGACTCGCGTCATCGGCACGCCGAAGACGAAACGCAGCCGCCGCACCGTGTCGCTGCCGCCGCGGGCCGTCGCCGCACTTCAGCCGCTGCAGGACAGGCCGGATGTGCTCGTGTTCCGCGGGCAGAAGGGCGGGCGCGTGCATCACCAGAACTTCCACCCCCGCGTGTGGCACCGCGCCGTCGGGCAGGCCAACGACCCGCGCGACAAGAACGGGACCGAGCTCGTCGACGCGCCGCGAATCACGAAGCGCCCCCGCATCCACGACCTCCGCCACTCGCACGCAAGCTGGCTCATCAACGAGGGCGTCGACCTGTTCAAGATCTCGCGGCGGCTCGGGCACGAGTCGATCCAGACCACGACGGACACCTACGGTCACCTGCTGCCGGACCACCTCGAGGTGACCGCGGCCGCGGCCGAGGCCGCGCTGACGCCGCCGCTACTCCCCTCCCGCACCGCCCTCGAGGCCGCCGACGAGTTCGTCGTGGTCGAGGTCGATGAGTAGCCGAGCGATCGGAAGCTAACAGATCGTGACAATTTCGCCCACTGCCGTTACTTCCCGTTGTGTCCGACCCCGGCGTAATGTGTGGGTTCTGTCGGCCTGGGGGCGGGCCGGGCCGGGGGATTCTTCGTGCGAGGGGCTAGGTATGAACGTGAATGCCGTGGTGGGGACAGCGCTTGCCGTGGTGGCTGTCGCAGCGAGCTTCGAGGCAGGCAGGCGCGAGACCGTCCGACGCGAGCGACGGAGGGAGCAGCGTCAGCTACTCATCCTCGCTGCCATCTGAACCAGCGTCCTGCACGCGTCGCCGCACCGTCGTGACCTCCTCAGCCTCGTGGATCACATCACGTGCCTTGATACCCAGCGCGCCGGACAGCATGTACAGCTGGTCGACGTCCATCTGCCGATCCCCCCGGAGGATCTTCGAGAGCTGCGACTGGGACACGCCGACCTGGTCGGCGATCTCGCCCTGGGTCCGCTTCGTCTCGCTGAGCGCGCGGCTGAGGACGGCCGCGATCTCCTTGGCGACGGGACTCGGTGCGCCTCTTCGTCCGGTTGGCATGCTCAGATCATGCCAACTCCCCGGTAGGTAGTCCAGAAAGACGCGAAATAGCTCACATGAACTAGGGGGCACGTCTTGCATGATCTAGTTCGTATGAACTAGCTTGCTCATATGGACTACCCCCCCAGGGAGCGCGTCGCCGCCGAAGTGCTCGCCGAGCTGGCCCGCCGCCGTATCAGCCGGGCCTCGCTCGCGAATGGCACCGGCATCACGTACGTCACCCTGCAGCGCCGGCTGTCCGGGAAGCGCCCGTTCACCTACGACGAGCTCGCGGCCGTCGCCGAGTTCTTCGAGTTGCCCATCACCACGATCCTCGCTCGCGCCGAATCGGGAGTCGCCTGATGCCGCGCCGGGGTCAGGGCAATGGCCGCGACGACCAGCGCAAGACGCTGGACAAGGCCGTCCGGAAGCTCGAACGCAAAGAACAGCGCCAGGACAAGCGCAGCGGCAAGCAGGGCAAGCCGGTCGGTGGCCTCGGTCGCACCATCCGCGACGGATGGAAGGACGGTGCGTGATGCAGGAGCTGCTGACCCTCGACCAGGCCGCCACGCAGCTGAAGGTCACGCCGCAGTGGCTGGCGAAGGCCGCACGGAAGGGCACCGTCCCGAGCCGCAAGATCGGCCGCTATCGCCGCTTCACCGACGCCGACCTGGACGACTACCTCGAGCGCGCCCGCCAGGGCAAGGACCCGTGGAAGCGCAGCCCCCAGAGCGAATCGCGGCTCAAGCGAGGGAGGCGGTCCGCATGAACCGTTACTACGACCACGGCGCCGGCCGCCGGATGGATCTCGAGCACGCGGACGAGCCGGTGTGGCCGGTCCTGGTCCTCGTCGTCGGCCTGCCGCTGGCGTTCGTGCTCCTGATCGGCGCGCAGATCGGGATCGCGGTGAGCCGGTGACCGCTCCATAGACCCCGGGTGCGCCGGGTCGGAGGCGGAAGCCCCCCGAAGCCGATCCACTCGGCGCACCCGGTCGCCAGACAGACCAGTGCCCGCCGACCTACCGCGAAGCAGACGGCGAGCACCAGACGAGAGGAAGTGTACCGATGGAGCACACACCGTCGAAGAAGACGGAAGCCGAGTATCACCCATACGCCGAGTGCCTCGAAGAAGGCTGCGGCTGGCGCGCCGAAATGTCGCCTGCTGCCCGTGATGCTGCCAAGCACCACGTGCGCGCCCCCGGGCACCACGCGCACGTAGTCACCACCAAGGTAGCCCTCTGGGGACCGCGATGAGTGCGGCGGCGGTTCTGCTGGGTATCGCACTGGCCGCGGCTCTGATCGCCGGGACGTGGATGGCGCGCGGCCGTGTCGACCGGGTGATCCGCGACGGCGACACGATCATCCTCGACGCGGTCTGGCAGGTCTGCGACGCGCTCGGCTGGCCCGGCGAGCTCGGCGGCCGGCTGCGCGAGGTCGTCGACGAGCAGCCGCACCAGCCAGTACCGGATGCCTCGGAGATCGACGAGCCGGTGGTCGGTGGCTGGACCCCGCCGCGGGACTTCGTCCTGGACGAGCGCAACGAGCGCATGGTCCCGATCCTGCCCGCTCTCGAGCCGGAAGGGACCGCGTCATGACCTACCCGAATCTGGCCGCCGGCATCCGCAGGCAGCACGTGCTCGACGAGATCGAGGACGAGCGCGACCGTCAGGACGCGAAGTGGGGCGAGCAGAATCACCGCGACGGCACCGTCGCGCAGCTCGAGGACCGCGCGATCAAGGCGCGGGACGAGCGCCGCGACGCCGCGGCCGGCGGCTACGTGACGTGGCTGCACATCCTTCACGAAGAGTTCTGGGAGGCGGCGTCACAGCCGGACCCGGCCAAGCTGCGCGCCGAGCTCGTCAAGGTGTCTGCCGTCGCTCTCGCGTGGGTCGAAGCGCTCGACCGGCGCGCCGCCTGGAAACGGGGTGAGCAGCCATGACTGCGCGCATCGTGACGCAGCCGGCGAAGCGTGGTGACCTGATCGCCGTTCTCCGGCAGCAGCGCACCCATGGCGCCGCGGGCGCGTCGACTGAGGACCAGATCGACGTCGGCGTGGTGACGAACATCTACCGCGACGGGATGGTCAAGGCGTTCCGCCAGGTCGGCTGGAACGCGATCCGGCCCCTCGAGCACGTCGTCGGCTACGTCCAGCACTGGGTGATGCCGGCCACGTCGATCGACGTCGGCGCGGCAGTCGAGATCGCGGCCGCGCACACCTACCCGAACTCGACTCAAACGATGCCGTTCGCCTCGCTCGACGAGCTGCGCGCGGCCATCCGCCCCTGCCTTCTCAACACCTCCACAGGAGTGACCGCATGACCCTCGCACCCAGTGCCGGCCCGATGGCGCCGGACCTCGACCTCGGCGCGTTCGTCGAGACCGTCGACACCTTCACGAACAAGAACGGCGAGGTGGTGATCACCCGCCACGAGAACGGCTGGACGGTCAAGGGTCGCAACTCGCGCACCGTGAGCCCGGGCCAGGAGTTCCTCGCCGAGATCAGCGACTGTACCGAGTGCCCGCGCCGGGAGAAGCCCGGCACCCGGAACTTCGGCCCGCGGCCGGTCTGTAAGACCTTTCACGCCTGGGGCGGGGACCACAGCACGAAGCATTTCACGCGGGACTACTGCCACGAGCTCGGTCACATCGATCGGGTCCAGGTCCTGGCCCAGAACGTGCTGAGGACGTACTGATGACGGCCGCGGAGATACCGGTCCCGACGGCCGTGAGCGTGCAGCCCGAGCCGGACGGGCGGCTGGCGCAGCTGCTCGGCGAGTACGACGCGGCGAAGGCGTGGGCCGATGAGGCGAACGCCCGGTTCGAGGCGGTGAAAGACGGCATCAAGGCCGAGCTCGCCGCCGCGGCGCCGGGCGTCGATCAGGTCGACGTCGCGAGCCCGTCGCTGCAGCAGCCGCTGCGGCTGGTGCACGTCGAGCGGTGGTCGCTGGACTCCAAGCGGATGAAGGCCGAGGACCCCGAGAGCTACGTGCGCTACGCCCGCAAGTCCGGCACGTGGCAGCTGCGTGCGGTGAAGTGATGACGACGACACCGGCCGAGTTCATGGGAGCGGCGCCGGCGCCGATGAACGGGTCGTCGCCGTGGGCGTCGCGGTATGCGGCCGAGCTGCGCCAGATCGTGACCGGGCATGCCGTGCGGGCGCCGCGGAACGTGCAGAAGCATCTCGGGCCGTCGGAACTCGGCTCGGTGTGCGACCGCCAGGTGGCCGGGAAAATGGCCGGCCTGCCCACGACGAACCACGTCGCGGACCCGTGGCCGTCGATCGTCGGCACCGCGGTGCACGCGTGGCTGGCCGAAGCGTTCGAGGCCGAGAACACGCGCCGCGGGTTGCTGCGGTTCGTGACCGAGACGCGGGTCGTGCCACACCCGAACCACTCCGGCACCGCCGACCTGTACGACGCGGGCGAGCAGGCCGTGGTCGACCACAAGGTGCTCGGCGAGACGTCGATGACCAAGGTCCGCGCATCCGGCGGGCCGCCGCGGAAGTACGTCGTGCAGCTGCTGCTGTACGGGCTCGGCTACCGCCGGCTCGGCCTGCCGGTGCAACGGGTGGCGCTGGCCGCCTACCCGCGCACCGCCGCGACCCTCGACGGTCTCTATGTCTGGGAGCGGCACTATTCCACCGCCGACGACGAGCTACTCACGGAGGTTTTCACCCAGACCGAATACCGCAAGCAATGGGCGGACGCCCTACTCGCGAATGCCGCTGCCCTGAATGACGTTCCGAATTCTCCTGACGACTCCGAATGCTACTTCTGCCCGTTCTATCGACCGCAATCCGCCCGTGATCAAGGCCCGGGATGTCCGGGCACCGTCAACCCGAAAGGACCAGGTCAATGACCTACCCGCAGCAGTTCCCTCAGTACCCCCAGTACCCGCAGCAGCCCGCGCCGCAGTACCCTCAGCCGCCGGCCCAGCCGATGGGTCAGCCGTATCCGCAAGCTCCGCAACAGCCGCCGGCGCAGCCTCTCGCGAAGGGCTCGCTCGACGAGTTCTTCGGCCAGCCGTCCGCGGGCGGAGGTCCCGCGATCAGCTGGAAGGGCAAGCCGGACGGTACGACGTACATCGGGATCGTGTCCCGCGAGGTCACGTCCGGCGACGTCCAGCAGGAGACCGACCCGCAGACCGGCCAGCCGAAAACCTACCGCGACGGCCGTCCCCGTTTCGTCATGATCGTGCCGCTGCACGTGCAGGCCAACCAGGAGTTTCCCGAAGGGCAGGCCCGGTGGTACGTGCGTGGGCAGGCTCGTGACGAGCTCGTCCGTGCGATGGCCGAGGCGGGTGCACCGTCGGGCCCGCCCGAGGCGGGCGCGGTCATCACCGTCACGCTGACCGGACGCCGTGGCAGCGGCGGCGGGATCCCGTCGAACGTGTTCGCGGTTCGCTACCAGCGGCCCGACGGCGCGACGGCTCAGCCGCCGGTCCCGCAGACCGAGCAGCCGGCACCCCAGCCGCAGCCCGCTCCCGTCCAGCAACCGCAGCCACAGCCGCAACCGCAACCGCAGTACGCCCAGCCTCCGGCACCGGCTCCGGCCGCTCCCGCGCCGCAGGCGCCGACCGCCCCGGCGCAGCCTGCTCCGGAAGGTCTCAGTGCCGAGCAGCAGGAGCTGCTGGCCAAGCTGACCGGTGGAGGTCAGGGGCAGTGACCACGATCGCGGGTGAGCTGACCGCCGACGGCGAGCACATCGTGCTCGTCGCCGGTGGGTCGGACGTCGACGTCGCCGCGGCGGCCCGGCAGCTGAAGCTGCTGACGCCGCTGATCTCGCAGTCGGACCCGCCCGGCGCGGTCACCCTGCCCGCGACGTGGCCCGCGGTCGTCCAGTTGACGCACGTCTACGGCGTCAGCTGGCGGCCCGGGCCGCGGCTGGTCGAGTGGACGCAGGAGGAGATCCGGCGCCGCAACGGGGGTGCGCCGGATCTCGCGTATACACCGCCGGACGGGCTGACGCCGTATCCGTGGCAACTCGAGGGCGCGCAGATGATCGCGTCGGTCGGGAAGGTGCTGCTGACCGACGAGCCCGGCACGGGCAAGACCATCACCGCAATCCTCGGCATCGTCGAGCGTGGCGGGCAGGACGATCCGGTGTGGCCGGTGGTGTGCGTCGTACCGGCGTCGGTCGTCGATCCGTGGGTCGAGGCGTGGCGAACGTGGGCGCCGGCCAGGCGCACAGTCGCCTGGCGCGGCACCCCGGCGCAGCGACGCAAGCTCGCCGGTACGGCCGACGTGTACGTTGCCAGTTACGACACCGCGCGCATCGACGCGCCACCCGAGGCGCACAGCCGCGGCGGCCGCCCCCTGCTCGACCTCGAGCCCGGCGCGGTGGTCGTCGACGAGTGCCACCTGATCAAGAACCAACGGTCACTGCGCTCGCTCGCGGTGCGCCGGCTGACCCGGCACGCCGACACCGTCGTCGCGTTGTCGGGCACGCCGATCACCCACCACCCGGGCGACCTGTGGCCGACGCTGGTCGCGCTCGAGCCGGCGGCCTGGCCGTCGCGTGAGCGGTGGGTCGACCGGTACTGCCAGAGCGTCTCCGGCGACTATGACGAAGAGATCATCGGGTTGCACCCGCACCGCGAGCCGGAGTTCCGCACCACGCTGCTCGGCGCCACCCGGCGTGTGGCGAAGGCCGACGTGCTCAGCCAGCTGCCGCCGAAGGTGTACTCGGTGCGCACGGTGGAGTTGCCGCAGGCGTGGCGCAAGATCTACGACGATGTCGAGTCGAAGATGCTCGCCGAGCTGCCCGACGGCGAGGAGCTGTCGGTCATGTCCGTGCTGGCTCAGCTCACGCGGCTGTCGCAGCTGGCCTCGGCGGCGGCGGACATCGCGGTCTCGACGGAGGTCGACGAGGACGGTGTCGAGCACGAGCACGTCACCGTCACGCTGAAGCGCCCGTCATGGAAGGTCGACGCGCTGCTCGAGGTTCTCGCCGAACGCCCCGGACAGGCCGTCGGCGTGTTCGCGCCGTCGCGTCAGCTCATCACGCTGGCCGGCGAGGCCGCGGCCAAGGCTGGCTACCGCGTCGGCTACGTCGTCGGCGGTCAATGCATGACCGAGCGCACCGAGACCGTAAACGCGTTCCAGTCCGGCGAGCTCGACGTCATCTGCTGCACCACCGGCGCCGGCGGCGTCGGGCTCACCCTCACCGCCGCGCGCACCGCGGTGTTCCTGCAGCGACCGTGGTCGATCGTCGAGGCGATGCAGGCCGAGGACCGGTTCCACCGGATCGGCTCCGAACAACACGACTCCATCGAAATCGTCGACGTCGTCGCCGCGCGCACCATCGACACCCGCGTGCGCGCCGTCCTGCGCGAGAAGGCCGGCCAGCTCGGCGACCTGGTCCAAGACCCACGCATCGTCACCGAGCTGCTCGGCGGCACACCCGAATCCACGCCAGATCGAAAGGCGGCGTAGGCATGGCGATCGCAATAGCTGCCAAGATCACGATTCTCAAGATGCTCGCCTCCGGCCGGGACGCGGAGTTCGTCGCCTCGGCTGTACCGGACGCCGGGCTGACTGCCAGCGGCGTGGAGCACCTCGGCGCGGAGCACGGTTACCCGGACCGCGACAAGCTCGCATGGGCCGTAGACATCCTCGAGAAGCAGAAGCTCCGCGAGGCACGCGCCGAGGTGCCGCCGGCGAAGGCGTCCGCACCTGCCCGCCGTGTTCACGCCGCTGAGACGACCGGATTCCAGAATACGGCCTCGGACGTGAACCATGATCGACTGGATTCCAGTCGCCGTGAACCCGCGCCGCCGGCGGTCGACGAGCTGATCGCCCAGGCACGGGAGAGCGGCAAGGCGCGCACTCGCAACCTCGGCGCCAGGATCGAAGGCCTCGTCGACGACCTGCGTCGCCGGCTCGACTCCGAGGAAGAGGAGGCGCGGCAAGCAGCCGAGCGTGAGGCCGAGCGGACCGCCGCCCTCGAGGAGGTCCGCCGGCTCGAAGAGCAGCTTGAGGCGGCGCGGAAGAAGGCGCGGAAGTTCAAGAACGCTCCCGGTGGCAACGGCCGTGCCGCCGTCACCCGCTCACCGTCGGCCGAGTCACGCACACCAGGCGGCAAGGCGGCCCAGGCCGCGCTCGACTACAACGCCGCCGAGGTCCGCGCGTGGGCACGCGAGAACGGCATCGAGTGTCCCACCCGCGGGCGGTTCTTACCCCGGGGTGTCGTCGACGCGTGGAGGGAGGCGACAGCGTCATGACGTGCGTGGTCTGCGATCGCGCGATGCGGCCGAAACGCGCCACCCCCGCTGACTATCCGGGAACGGTGCCTCTCGGTCACCACGGCATGTGCAGCGGCTGTGCTCGTCGACGAGCTCGCGGCGTCTCCGGTCCCGCCGGCACCTACGACCCGGCGTACGTGGTGGGAGAGGTTGACCACCTGATCGGCACCGACGAGCCGGACAACATCGCGCGCCGCCTCGGCTACGGCCACCTCGACTCGCTTACGAGCGTGCTCACGCGCCAGCACCGGCACGACTTGGTCGAACGACTCACGAGGACGGAGCAGCTCGCATGAAGATCGTCGGAGTGGGTCAGTCCAACTTGACGGAGAACGTCTTTGAACGCTTGGTATCCGAGAGATCGGGCTCGCAGTGCCAGGTCACTGTAACTGCCGGATTGCGGCGAGCGTCTTCAACGCGGATCCACAACCGCTCGAAATACCCCCGCGGGAACTCGCTGAACCGAGGGGTCTGGCCGTCCGGCAATTCGAACTGGATGCCGTACGCCGATCCGTTGCCCTCGTTCCGCACGTCGAATTCTCCGTTACCGCGTGATTCGGGCTGCAAGTCCACTTGCGTGCTTCGGCGGTCTTCCAGCGCAATTCTGTCGCGTTCTTTCTCGACTTCCAGCGCCTGTTCTCCGGTGCGTGCTGAGCGCTCGGCAGCATTTGCGGAACGCTTGGCTATCAAGATCGACGCGACGCCGACGATCCCGCCGACCATGCCGATGATGTCTGCCCAGTCCATGAGGCAGACGGTAGCGGACAGCCAGGACGAAATTGAGCCAAACCGGTCGGTTAGCGCATGAAGATCGTCGGAGTCGACCCGGGCCCGGTGCCTGGCATCGTCGCGTTGCTGGTCGACCGTACCCACATCACCGAGGTGCACGTCGCGCAGTGCTCGCCGGTGCTGGCGCTCGACGTGGTGAAGCTGCTGCTGGACGACGGCCCGCCGGCGCTCGTCGCCGTCGAGAAGTTCGTCGTCAGACAGCGCGCCGCGCGCTCACGTAGGCCCGACGCGGGCGAGGTCACCCGCGAGCTGATCGGAGCGATCGCCGACGTTGTGCTCGGCACCGACGACCGAATGGTCCAGCGCCCGGCCGCTGCGGTGAAGCCGTGGGCCACCGACGAACGTCTCGACGCCGCCGGGCTGCTCACCACCACGAAGGGCATGCGCCACGCCCGCGACGCAGCCCGGCACGCCCTGTACGCCGCGGTCCGCGACGGCGGACTGCCCGATCCTCTGAGCCGAAAGGGCCATGCATGACACCAGACCAGATCGAGGCCCTGAACGTCGCGCGGGCGCTGGCTTCGGCCGGCGTCCCGATCTTTGTCGCGTACCCGGACGAGACCGAGCCGACGGGGTACAAGCTGCCGCCGCGGTGGCAGGACACCAGACCGGACCCGGCCGTGGTCGAGGTGTGGCGGCCGGGCATGGCGCTGTGCGCGGTGATGGGCTGCGGGCTCGACCTCGTCGACGTCGACCTGTACAAGGGCGCCACCCTCGACGCGATCGACGCCAAGCTGCCGACGTCCTACGGCTCGGCGGTCAGCGCCTCCGGCGGGGTGCACTCGTTCGTCCGCTCGATGGGCGTGCGGTCGAAAAACGGCGTGCTGCCCGGGCTGGACATCAAGGCTGGCGCCCCGGACGGGCGCGGCCGCGGCTTCGCGTTCATCGCGCCGACGGTGCGGGTGTCGAAGTCGACCGGCCAGCCGAGCGCCTACCGATGGGTGCAACCACCCGATCTGGCGCGGCTCGCGCAGTCCGGCCACGACCAGTCCGGCCACGACCAGTCCGGCGCCGCGCTGGCGCGGATGCTCGCCGAACCCGCGCACACCGACACAACCGGCACGGTCGAGGACTTCATGAAGACCGGGCCGTGGCAGTCGCTGACGGCGAACCCGGAGGCGTTCTTCGCCGACGGCCGGAACAACGGGGTCGCGAAGCTGGCCGCCGCGCTGCGGGGGCGTGGCGGCTGGCAGTCCGACGACGCGGTCGCGGTGATGTACGCGCGAGTGTGGCCGCTGATCGACCAAACCGCCGGCGGGCACGAGTTCACCGCGGACGAGTTCGAGTCGACGATCCGCGCGGCGTGGCGGCAGTACCCGGACGGCGCCGAACAGCGCGCCGTCGAGGCCGAGACGCCGCCGGATCCGGAAGCGCCGCAGCCGAACCCGGGCCGGTACTTCACCGAGAAGGGCAGGCTCAAGCCGAAGACCCTCGCCGGTGACGTCATGTACCTGGGCCCGTTGGCCAAGGGCGTCGACGACCGGGTGTGGCGCTACGCCGACGGCGTGTGGCGCCCGGCACCGGACATCATCCGCGACCGCGCCACCCACCTGCTGGGCGAGCGGTACTCGGTCACGGCCACCGGCGCCGCGAGAGACATCGTGCTGGCCAACGTCACCGAGATCACATGCGATCCCGTCGAGCCGCTGATCAACTTCCGCAACGGACTGCTGGACTGGCGCACCGGCACCCTGCACCCGCACGACCCGGCCGTGCCGTCCACCGTGCAGCTGCCGATCGACTACGCACCGGACGCCGCCGCGCCGCACTTCGAGCGGTTCCTGTCGCAGGTCGTGCCGGCCGACATGGTCGAGCTGGCGTGGGAGCTGATCGGCTACCTGATGTACTCCGGCAACCCGCTGCACAAGGCGGTCATGCTCACCGGGCACGGCCGCAACGGCAAGGGCACGTTCCTGCGCGTCATCACCGCGCTACTCGGCCGGGCGAACATCACCAACGTCAGCCTGCACGACCTCATGAACACCCGCTTCGCGACGGCGTCGCTGTTCGGGAAGCTCGCCAACATCGCCGGTGACATCGACGCCGGCTACCTCGAGAACACCGCCACGTTCAAGGGCATCACCGGCGGCGACACGATCTCCGCCGAGCACAAGGGCCGCGACCGGTTCGACTTCACGCCGTGGGCCGTGCCGGTGTTCAGCGCGAACAAGATCCCGGCCTCGGCCGACACCACGGCCGGCTACCTGTCCCGCTGGTTGGTGGTGCCGTTCCCGCACTCGTTCGCCGGCCGCGAGGACCGCCACCTCGGCACGCGGCTGCAGTCACCGGACGAGCTCGCCGGCATCGCCGCCCGCGGGATCGCCGCCCTGCCGCGGCTGCTCGAACGCGGTGACTTCGAGGAGACCGAATCCGGCAGCACCGCGATGGCCGAGTTCGTCCGCCGCGTCGACCAGGTCCGCACCTGGCTGCACGACTGCACCGACCTCGACCCCGCACACCCGTGGGTCGGCCGCACCGACCTGTACGAGGCGTATAAGCGGTGGGCCGCACGCGACGGCCACAAGCCCGTCAAGGCGTCGGAGTTCTACGACCGGCTCGAAGCCGCCGGCGCCGAACCGGCCAAGGTCCGCGGAGTACGCGGCTTCAGAGGCATCCGGATCACCGATCAAGGGTGGGCACAGGGGGCAGCGCTCACTGCACCGAGTCTGACCGGCGACAACGCAAATCAGGGGGCAGAGGGGGCGGGCAATCCGAACTGGAATTCGGCTCAGGAATCCGGCGACATCCAGGGGGCAGGTGCTCGGCCCGCATCTGCCCCCGCACCTGCCCCCTCGCCCCCGAAAGACCCAGATGTTGCGGACAGCGCAACAGATGACTCCCGGGGGGCAGACGCACCTGCCCCCACCTTGACCGGCGAAAACGACACCCAGGGGGCAGAGGGGGCAGATACTCCCTACCCCCCGCACGCGCGCGGGCGTGTGAGAGACGAAAAAAAGCGGGTAGGGGCTGTACCTGCCCCCTCTGCCCCCTTGATCAACAAGGATTCGGCGCACTCGGCGCGAATCACCGCGACCCTGCTGGGTGACCCGCCGCCGGCCGAGTCGGAGCAACCAAGCCCGAAAGCCGCAGCCCGGGCGGCGGCGCGGGAAGCCGCCGTCGCGGACGCAGCCGGCGCCGACGTGGCCTTACCCGCGGTGGTGGTGCGCGATGGCACGACCACACCGATCCAGCTCACGCAGGCCGCCGAGCTTCTCGCCACCGTCACGACCGCCGGGCAGGCGCTCACTGTCGATGTCGAGACCACCGGCTTCCCGGTCGGGCACGCCGAGTACGCGCTGCGAACCGTCCAGCTGGGTACCGCTGACTTCGCCGTTGTCCTCGACGCGACCGACACAGGGCAGGCTGAGGCCGCGCGCACGGCGCTCGCGGCCGCGGCGCGGTTGCACGCGCACTCCGCGACCGCGGATCTGGTGCCGCTCGCGCACGCCGGACTGATCGACCCCGGCGCTGGCTGGGAGCGGATGCACGACACGGTCATCCCGGCCAAGCTCGCCGACCCTGCCTCGACCGGATCCGATCCCGGGCTCAAGCAGCTCGCCGGCGCCGTGCTCGACGAGCGCGCCACGGCGCCGGGCGCCGACGACGCCCGCACGGCATTGTTCAAGGCCGGGAAATGGCTCACCAACACCAAGGCCGACACCCCGGCCGAGCGGTCCGGCTGGGCCCAGGTCAACCCGGCATGCGCGACCATGGTCCGCTACGCCGCCTCCGACGTCCTCGACACCGCCGCCCTGGCGCTCGAGCTGCCACCGGTGCAGCCGGGCGTACTCGAGCGCGAACGCACGGCGCAGCGCATGACCGCCCGCGTCGCGCACCACGGTCTGCGCATCGACGGCGAGAACGTCGAGCAGCTGCACGCCGAGCACACCGCGGCCCGGGCCGCGGCCGCCGGGCGGGTGGAGGCATTCGGCGTCGATAAGCCCGGCAGCGGCCAGCAGCTCGCCGCGAAGCTGATCGAGCTCGGCGCCGAACTCCCGCGTACGGCCACCGGCCGGCCCTCGGTGGCCGAGGGAGTGCTCGAGCCGATGCGCGGCACCGCGGGCGCGGTCGGCGAGCTGGTCGCGGCCGTGCTCGACTACCGCCACCACGACACCGCGCTGGGCACGTTCCTCGAGCCTTACCGCCAGCTCGTCCAGCACGGCGACGGCCGCGCCCGCCCCACGGTGTACACGCTCGGCGCCGACACCGGCCGCATGTCCTGTGTGCGGCCGAACCTGCAGCAGGTCCCTCGAGAAGGTGGGTTCCGGTCCTGCATCACCGCCGACCCCGGCATGATGCTGATCTCGGCCGACTTCTCCAGCGTCGAGATCCGGGTGGCCGCGGCCCTGTCCGGCGATCCGAACCTGCGGCGGATGCTGCTCGACGAGGAAGCCGCCCTCGCCGCTGACCCGACGGCCAAAGTCGGCCTGCATTGGGAGATCGCCCGGCAGGTGTGGGGCCCGGACGCAACCAAGGCGCACCGCTACGTGGCGAAACGCGTCGTGTTCGGTCGGATCTACGGCGGCGGTATCCGCACCCTCGCCGCCCAGGCCGGCGTGCCCGAACCGGTGGCCGCGGCCGCCGTGGACGCGCTCGACTCGATGCTGCCCGGCCTCGCCGAATGGTCTCGGCTCACCCGCGACGCGGTCAGCAACGGCAGCACGCGATTCCAGACCCACTCCGGCCGGACCATCCACCTACCGCAGCGCAACCCGCACAAGGCGCCCAACTACTGCATCCAGGGCACCGCGCGGGAGCTGCTCGTCGACGCGCTCATCAAGTGGCAGGACACACCCTGGGGCGACCGCGTCCTACTGCCCGTGCACGACGAGCTCGTGGTCATGGTGCCCGAATCGGACGCCAAAAGCGCCGCGGACGCCCTCGTGACGTGCATGGAGACCGAGATCGGCGGCGTACGCATCGCCGCAGACCCCAGCACACCCTCCTACGCCTGGGACGACGCGGCATGAACAGGGGAGCCAACGTGACCGAGCAGACCGACCAGGGCCGGCCGTGCATCGTCTGCGGCCGGCGCCCACTCGCTGAGGACGAGCTGCAGACGCACGTCCACTGCATCAACACTATCCGGCGCCAGACGATCACCATCGTCGATCTGTACGCACTCCTGTCCGCCGCGATCATGACCCGCGCCGGCGCCGCGCCGCCGCTCGACCCGACCGGGATCCGCGGCGACAACGACCACATCCCGGGCGGCGACGCACTCGTCATGCTCGCCGGCGGGTCCGGGCGCTGGCACTACGACGACCGCACCGAGGTCGACTCCGTTGTGGGCAACCTCGCGCGCTGGGAGGACGACTGGCGCGAGCACTTCGGCCTCGGTGCCAGCCGAGTAAAGGCGACGCTCACCGGGGTGACCGGGTTCCTGCTGGACAACCTCGCCCGCGCCGCGCAGTGGCACCCCGCGTTCGACGAGTTCGCCACGGACGTGCATGTCCACCACGCCGCCATAACGCGCCTTACCGGCCACGGCGACCCCACCGAGCGGGGAGCGCCCTGCCCCTACTGCGGGCGGAGGATCATCCGCCGCTACATCGACCCCGACCCATGCGATCCCGAGTGCGAGCACACCGGAGACGGCCACGACCAGGGAGGACGCCGAGATGAGTGGGTATGCTCGAACCGTGAGTGCCGATACGTCTTCGACGATGACCAGCACCGCATGGCCGTCTGGCAAGCCTGGCAGCTCAAACGGTCGGGCTGACGCCGAGGCGATCGCGTGGCTGCTCGGCGTCCGGCCCAACACGGTCCGAATGTGGGCCACCCGCGGTGCGATCGACCGCGCCGGCACCGACCACCGTGGACGCACGCTCTACGACGTCGAGCAGGTCCTCGCCGTGGCGACGACACGCGGGTACGGCGCGAGTTGTGTAGCTGCTTGACCTCGTGTGACACTTGGGCCTGACGAAGTATGTCTGAAGCCCCGCCGAGGTGCGGGGCTTTCGCACGCCGGGGGTGAGCATGGCTCACCAGATCGTGATCCGCCCCGGCCAGGCCATCACCTACCGGGCGCCCTGCCCAGGCTGCGGCGCCGAGGCTGAGTGGGAACACCAGCGCGCAGCGATGGCACACGACGAGTGGGACCGGGACACCACCGGCCCGGATACGTACGTCATCCGCTGCCCCTGCCCGTAGGAGCCGGACATGCCCCGTGCCTGGTCCCCCTGCTCCACCCCTGGGTGTCCCGAGGTCACCCCCGCTGGGGTGTCCCGGTGTGAGGACTGCATGCAGGAGGCGGAGCAGCGCAGGGGCACGTCAGCGCAGCGAGGCTATGCAGGCAAGGGCCACCGGGCCTTCCGCCGTGGGGTACTCGCCATCCACCCCTGGTGTGCATGCCCAGGGTGTACCGCCCACCCGTCCGGGCCGTGCGGTCAGCGCAGCACTGACGCTGACCACTGGCCGAAGAGCAGGCGTGACCTGGTAGCCCAGGGCCTCGACCCAAACGATCCGGCTCATGGTCGTGGCCTGTGCCATGGCTGCCACTCGAGGGCGACCGCCGAGCATCAGAGCGGCGGCTGGAACGCGCGGTGACGACCAACAGGCAAGCCTTTGACCTGCGACGATGCGAACCGACGTGATCGACTTGCCTCGAGTCGCGGGCCGCTGACCTGCGGCGATGGGTGGGGGGTGACCCCCGAGCCGACGGCCCGCTGGACCGCCGGGGAGGGAATTCGCTGGCGCCGCAGGTTGGAGCTTTCTGATCAGGGGGTGGCGCGACGATGGCGAAGACTGGCCCGAAGCCTCACCCGCCGCTGCAGGTCGTCCGTGAGGGCAACCCGGGCAAGCGACCCGTACGTGAGGGCGCGAAGGCGCCGCCGGTTGGCGTCGACGACTTGGCCGAACCGGACTGGCTCGAGTGGTTCCCGAAGGGCCGCCGGCCGTCGCGGCCGCGGAAGCCGCCGAAGTCCGCCGGCGGTGACGAGCACATCGCGTACCAAATGAAGCTTCGGGACTGGAAGATCGGTGTGAACGCGGTCGACGGTGCGAACCGGTGTCGGCAGCACGCATCGGACGAGTGGCGCCGGGTCGTTCCGGTGTTGGCGCGCGCGGCTGGGCTCGGCAACGTGGACATGGCCGTCGTCGTGGACTACTGCGTCACGGTGGCTCGGCTGATTGAGTGCGAGCGGCGCCTGTCTGTCGAGGGCCTCATCGTGATGGGGCAGCGCGGCGAGTGCCGAAACCCTCTGACCACTGTCGCGACTCAGTACCGGACCCAGCTCAAGGCCTACATCGGCGAACTCGGCCTGTCGCCGTCGTCCCGCGGCCGGATCGAGCCGCCCGGAGACGACGACGATGACGGCGACGACGGGTTCGACTGATCTCCCGGTCCCGCGGGACGCGCTGCTCGAGCTCGGGCTGACGGACGAGCAGATCGACGAGGCTGTCGAGTCGGCGCCGCTGGTTCTGGCGTTCCAGGCCGATCGGCACCCGGGTGCGTACTTCGACGTCGACCGGGTCGCGAAGGCGCTGCGCGCACTGGCGTCGTTCAAGCACACGAAGGGCCGCTGGGCCGGCCAGCCGATGCGACTCGGCCAGGGCCTCGCGCCTTGGCAGGTCGTGTGGTTCCTCGCCCCAGTATTCGGGTGGGTCTGCCACGACGACGAGGTCGACGCGGTCGTGCGCGTCATCCGCACAGCGTGGGTCGAGGTCCCGAGGAAGAACGGCAAGTCGACGATCTCGTCGGGCGTGGCGAACGTGCTGCTGCTCGCCGACGGCGAGGCCGGCGCCGAGGTCTACGCCGCGGCCGGCTCGCTGGACCAGGCCGGCCGGGTGTTCGAGGACGCCCGCCGCATGTGCCTGACGTCGCAGGCCGCACGGTCTCGCGTGAAGGCACTCGCGCGCGTGCTCACCGTGCCGAAGACGGGCGGGATCCTGCGGGCGCTGTCGCGGATCGCCGAGGCCGCGCACGGGCTGAACGTGTCCGGCGGGGTGATCGACGAGGTTCACGTTCACAAGTCTCGGCACCTGGTCGACGCGATCGAGACCGGCACCGGCGCCCGCACGCAGCCGCTGATCGTGTTCATCACGACCGCGGACGAGGCCCTTGAGGGCTCGATCTACGACGAGAAGCACTCCTACACCCGCAAGGTCGCCGAACGGGTCGTCGATGACCCGTCGCACTACGGCGTGATCTGGGCAGCCGACGAGGGCGACGACCCGTTCGCCGAGGAGACGTGGCGCAAGGCCAACCCCGGACTCGGTGTGTCGCCGACATTGAGCTACCTGCGCAAGGAAGCCAACAAGGCACACACGACCCCGTCATACTTCCCGACGTTCTGCCGGTTGCACCTGAACCGGCGGATGCGGGACTCCACCCGGCTGATCGACGTCGGTGAGTGGGATGCCTCTGCCGGCATGGTCGATCTGTCGACGGTGAACGGTCAGCGAGCGTGGGGTGGGTTGGACCTGTCTGCCGTGTCGGACTTCACGGCATGGGCGATGGTCGTCGAGTCCAAACAACGGGACGTCGACCTTGAGTTCTTCTGGCGGTTCTACGTGCCCGAAGATCGCGTCGAGCACTTAGCTCGGCATCTGCAAGTGCCGCTGGCGAAGTGGATCCGCGAGGGCTTCGTCACCGCCACCGAGGGCAACGTGATCGACTATGCGGCGATCCAGAGGGACGTGCTCGCCGACTGTCGCCACGTTGACATGCAGCGGATCTCTTACGACCGGATGTTCGCCGGGCAGATGGTCCAAGAAGTCGACGCCGAGCTCCGGGGAGTCGACGTCGTTCCGGTGGCACAGACGTTCCTCGGCCTGTCGCCGGGGATCAAGGAGCTGCTCCGGCTGCTGGGCGAGAGGTCCAGTCGCAACGGCGGCAACCCGGTAGCGCGGTGGATGGCTTCGGTTGTGGAGTCCAAGGACGACGGCCAGGACAACCTGAAGCTTGTCAAGCCCGAACGGCATACGTCGCAGGCTCGGATCGATGGTATTGCCGCGCTCGTCAACGCCCTCGACGGCTACGTCCGCCGTCCCGTCAAGACCCGGCAGAAGGCCGTCGTCATGAGGTAGGAGGTCCGCTCGTGGCTGTGCCCTCGGAACCTCTCGAGTGGGTGGATTATCTGACGCGTCGGCATGACGCGGAGATCGGTGAGTTGGAGCAGCTGGACCGCTATTACGACGGCACCCAGCCACTGACTTACATGCACCCCGAGGTGATGCGAGAGGTGGGCGAGCGGATCAAGCAGGTCGTGATCGGCTGGCCGCAGCTGATCGTTGATGCGATCGAGGAGCGTCTCGACGTCGAGGGTTTCCGGCTGCCGGACGAGGACGAGGGCGACGACGAGCTGTGGCGCGTGTGGCAGGCCAACGACATGGACGAACAGACCCAGATCGGCCATGTCGACGCGCTGACGATGCGCCGCTACTACGTCGCGGTCGGGACGAACGAGAACGACGCGAACACGCCGCTGGTGACGGCGGAATCGCCGCTCGAGGTGTTCGCCGACATCGACCCGCGAACCAGGAACACGCGGGCGGCACTGCGGCGAATCCACGAAGAGGACACGACCGCGCGGGTCAACGAGAAGTACGCGACGCTGTACCTGCCGGACGAGACGATCTGGTACGACTGGGCCGGCGGCTGGCGCGAACAGGATCGCGATCAGCACGGCCTCGGCGAGGTTCCGGTCATCCCGGTGGTGAACCGGGCGCGGCTGCAGGCGAACCGCCGCGACCGGTCGGGCCGGTCGGTGCGGTACGGCGCGTCCGAGCTGGCACCGATCATCCCGCTGTCCGACGCGGCGAACAAGATCGCCACCGACATGATGCTCGGCAGTGAGTTCGTCGCGATCCCGCTGCGCGGCCTGTGGGGCGTCACCCCGGACGACCTGGTGGACGAGGACGGGAACAAGCTGACAGCGATCCAGGCCCTCCTGGGGCGCCTGCTGACTCTGGCTGATCCGGAAGGCAAGCAGTTCGAGTTCCCCGCCGCGGACCTGTCGAACTTCCACAACACGATCAATCAGCTCGCGAGGTTGGTCGCGTCGCTGGCGGGCCTGCCACCGGACTACATGGGTCTGGCCACCGACAATCCGCCCTCGGCGGAGTCGAGGCTGGCCGGCGAGATCCGGCTGATCAAGCGCGCGGAGCGTAAGCAGCGGGCGTGGGGCGGCTCGTACGAGAAGGTCGGCCGCCTGATCCGCAAGATGCAGACCGGTGAGGAGTTGGATCCGCGCTATGAACGGCTGGAGACGGTATGGCGCGATGCATCGACACCAACCGTCGCGCAGTCCGCGGACGCGGCGGTGAAGAAGTACCAGACGAAGCCGCGGCCGGTCGTTCCGCTGCGCCAGACCCGCGAGGACCTCGGCTACACCGACGCGCAGATCCGTCGCATGGAGGCTGAGGACGAGCAGGAGCTGCAGCGTGACCCGGTTGGAGTGATCGCACAGGGCATCGCCGGCAGCGACACGGGTGGGTCGGATGGCGATCCCGGCCCCGTCGACTGACCGTTATCGGCAGCGGCAGACACTGAGCCGCGAGCTCGTCACCGACGGCCGCAGGGCGTGGCGGCAGCTCGCCACCGCCGACATCACCGGGTCGTGGCGCGCCGCGATGCCGCGCCTCATGGTGACGCTCACCGGCGCGCAGCTCGCTGCCGCTCGCGGATCAGACGAGTATGTGTCCGCCGCGCTGGCCGAGCAGGGCGCCGACGTGGATCCGGCCGGTCAGGTCGTGCCTCGCAGCCTCGCCGGCACTGCCTCCGACGGGCGTCCGCTCGACACGCTGCTGGACCAGCCGAGGATCACGACCCTGACGGCGCTATCGCAGGGCGCGACCACCGACCGTGCGCTCGCGTCCGGGTGGGCGGAGCTGGAGATGATCCTGCGGACCGAGGTCGCCGACGCCGGCCGTGTCGCCGACGGCGTCGCGATCGCATCCCGGCCGAACACGGGCTGGGTGCGGATGATCCAGGGCAAGACGTGCGGCCGGTGCGCGATCCTCGCCGGGAAGTGGTTCGCATACAACCGAGGCTTCGAGCGTCACCCACGGTGTGACTGCGTGCACATCCCGTCGCGCGAGGCCACCTCCGGTGACCTCACCACCGACCCGCGGCGCTACTTCGACAGCCTCACCGAGACCGAGCAGAATCGCCTGTTCGGAGCGACCAACGCGCAGGCCATCCGCGACGGCGGCAACGTCACGCAGGTCATCAACGCCCGCCGCGGCATGTACACCGCCGGCGGCCGGCGGCTGACCCGCGAGGGCACGACACGCCGCGGTCTGGCGTCGCAGCGCATGCGCGAAATCGACCCGCTGACCGGCGAGAGGGTCCGCAACGTCGGCCGCCGCGGATCGGTCGCGAACTACCGCGAACGCCGCGTCACCCGCCTCATGCCAGAACAGATCTACGACGAGGCGACCTCGCGGGCCGACGCGATCCGCCTGCTGCGACTGCACGGCTACATCACCTGACGACCGGGAGAAGAAACATGGACTTCGGCGAAGCACTCGACGCTCTTCGCGCCGGCCAGAAGGTCAGCCGCGAAGGCTGGAACGGACGCGGGATGTGGCTCGCGCTGCAGGTGCCCGACGAACACTCGAAGATGCGGCGCCCCTACATCTACATGCGCCCGGTCGACGGTGATTTCGTCCCATGGGTCGCATCCCAGTCCGACCTGCTCGCCAACGACTGGCTCGTCGTCTGAGCGTGACGACCCATTGACTCCCGACCGCGAGATGCGGACCGGGCCCACCACCCCTCTGTGACGGAGGAACCATGCACACAGCACCGCCTACTCATCCGCGCACCGGCCGGCGTGCGATCGGGTTCCGCCGAGACGGCAGACCGATCTGGCCGATCGCCGGTGGTTCCGGCGCCAGCACCGACCCCGGAGCGACGCCTCCGGTCGATCCCGCTAGCGGTGGCACGCCGCCGACGGACCCGAAGGCGGGAGACCCGCCGAACCCGGACGCTCAGAACGCCGCCGGCACACCTGCCAGCGGCGCACCCCCGGCCGACGACGCGAAACCCGGCGACGGGTTCAAGTCCGAGGAGTCGAAGCAGGCCGTACTGGCGGACCTGGCCAAGGAGCGCGAGGCACGCAAGACCCTCGAGGCAAGGTTCGACAAGCTCGGCGAAGCGTTCGGAGTGACCAAACCGGAGGGCGGCAAGACCGACGTCGAGCAGCTCACCGACCGGCTCACCAAGCACGAGCAGGAGCTGACCACCGAACGTCAGGCCCGCTGGCGCGCGGAGATCGCTCACGAGAAGGGACTCACCACCGCCCAGGCAGCTCGCCTCGTCGGCGATACCCGCGACGACCTGGCAACCGACGCAGACGCGCTGCTCGAAGCGTTCAAGCCCACTGACGGGGACGGACAGTCGGCGGGCAAGGCAACACCGAAGCCGACGCCAAAGCCCGACCCGACACAGGGCTCCCGCGGTCAGGTCGACATCGACGCCCAGATCGCCGAGGCGGAGAAGAAGGGCGAGGTACGCGAGTCGATCCGGCTGAAGAACCAGAAGGCGATGGCGGCACGCGCCACATCCCAGTAACCGATCAGGGCAGGTCAAGTGGCCATGCCCGTCCGCTCTTAGGAGGAGACCAGCATGGCTGGAATCGCCGGGCAGGGAACCACGTTCAACCTGCCCAACTACGTCGGCGAGCTGTTCGCCGTGACCCCCACCGACACTCCGTTCCTGTCGTCCATCGGCGGTCTGACCGGCGGCGAGTCCGCCGCGTCGGTGCTGTTCCAGTGGACGGGCTACGACCTGCGCAATGCCGACAAGAACCGGCAGCGCACGGAAGGCGCGAACGCGCCGACCCCGGAGAACCGCACCCGGTTCAACGTGACCAACGTCGTCGAGGTCCACCAGGAGTCCGTCGACATCAGTTACACGAAGCTGGCGGCCACCGGGCAGTTCAACTCCACCGGGTCGAACCACCCGGGCGCGGTCGGTGTCGCCGGCTCGAACCCGGTGCTGGACGAGATGGACTGGCAGGTCCGCCAGGCGCTCGTGCAGATCGCGCGGGACATCGAGAAGGGCTTCATCGGCGGGACGTTCCAGAACCCGTCGGACAACAGCCAACCCCGCAAGACGCGCGGCATCCTGCAGGCGACGCAAACCAACGCGTCGGACCAGGCCGAGCTGATCGGCGGCGGCGGGGCGACCATCGCCACGGACGGCACCGTCACCGAGACGAACTCGCTGACGGAGGATGCCGCCGTGTCCGCGCGGGCGCTCACCGGCGGCGCGGTCGGCGTGCTGGACGATGACCACCTGTACTACGCGGTCAACGTGAGCGGCACCAGCTTCCAGCTCGCCACCAAGCCCGGCGGCGCCCCCATCACGTTCGGGTCGTCGGGAGGTGCGGACTTCTACAAGACCGTGGCGCTGACCGAACCGTTCGTGCTCGACCTGCTGCAGGACGTGTGGGACAACGGCGGAATCATGGAGCAGGAGACCGCCACCCTGATGGCGAACTCCACGCTCAAGCGGGCGCTCACGAAGATCTTCGTCACCGACAAGAACTACCAGGAGCAGACCCGCAACGTCGGCGGCGTCGCCGTCCAGACGATCGAAACCGACTTCGGCACGCTCAACATCATGCTGAACCGGTACATGCCGTCCGGCGCGCTCGAGGTCGTCTCCCTCGAGGAGTGCGCCCCGGTGTTCCTGCCGATCCCGGGCAAGGGCTTCCTGTTCCAGGAGCCGCTGGCCAAGGACGGCGCCGCGGAGCGTGAGCAGATCTACGGCGAGGTCGGGCTGAAGTACGGCAACGAGAAGGCCCACGGCAAGCTGCTCGGCATCCACCGGGCGTCCGCGTGAGTGCCGTGACGATGCTGCACCCGCAGTCGGGGCGGGTGCAGCGGGCCAGCCGGGAGGCTTTCGACCGGGTCTGGTCGCACGAGGGCTGGCAGCTCACCGCCGAGAAGCCGACACCGCAGGAGCCGGCCACGGGTGAGAAGCCTCTCGACAAGCTCAAGGTGCCCGAGCTCAGGGCCTACGCCGCAGATCAGGGCATCGACCTCGGCGACGCGTCCAAGAAGGCCGACATCCTCGCGGCCATCGAAGCCGCGACGGAGGACTCCGGCGCGAACGACGCCGAGGACGAGGACCACGAGGACGACGACGAGTCGGATGACGAGTCCGTGCCCGAAGAGTCCTGACGATCCGAACCGAGGAGGTCCCGCATGGTCACGCTCGCAACGCCTGCCGACCTGCGGGACCTTCTCGGTGAGAACGCCACCAGCCTGCCAGACCAGCTAGCGACGCTGCTGCTCGAGTTGGCCACGGCCGAGGTGCAGGCTGCTGCCGGGCAGGATCTCGTGCAGGTCATCGATGACCAGGCCGCGGTCATGGGCACGCCGTCGTTCTGGTTCGCCCTGCCGCAGCGTCCGGTGACCGACGTGTCCTCGGTCGAGATCGACGGTGAGGCGGTGACGGACTACAAGCGGTTCGGCGCCCGGCTGTGGCGCTCTCGTGGCTGGTCGCAGCACGTCTACGAGCCGTCGGTCGTGTCGGTGACGTACACGCACGGGTACGCGCCGGGTGATCCGGCGCTCGGGCTGGCGCGGAAGTTGACGCTCGACCTCACCGCCGCGCTGCACGCCAACCCGGACGGCGTCACGGGCGGGTTCTCCATCGACGACTACCGCGAGCAGATGGTGCAGACCGGCGGCGACAGCAGGACGAACCTGCTGCCGGCGCTGAGTCGTCGGCTGCTGCGACGTACGTACGGCGGGCGCGCCGGCCTGGTGCGGATCGGCTGATGGGCACCGCCGAGCGAGTGCTGCGCCGCGGCCGCCGCCGCGCCGAAGCGCTCATGATCGACACCTGCCGTGTCCGCCGCGTCACCGGCACCGTCACCAACCCGGACGGCACCACCAGCACGACGTACAACGAGATCTACGCGGGCGCGTGCCGGATCCAGACCAGCGACCCGTACGAGTCCCGGCCCGAGGCCGGCGAGTACTCGTTCACGGTCGTGCGCAGCGTGCTGCAGGTCCCGATGTCCGTCACGGGAATCGAGGTCGGCGACATCGTCGATGTGACGGCGTCGCAGCTCGATCCGGACTTGATCGGGCGCGTGTGGCGTGTGGCGGGCCCGTCGACCAAGTCGCACCAGACCATGCGGCGTTACTTCATCACGGAGGTGGCCGGATGAACCGCATCAGGGTTGATGACAGCGAGGTGCTGGCGTTGGCGGCAGACGTCGGCCGCATCTCCGGGCGTGCTGTCGACGACGCCGCGGCGATCGTAGAGAAGGGCGCGCTGAACATCAAGAACGGGCTGCGTGACGCCGCCCAGGGGCACCCGTCGTTCCCCGCGTTCCCGAACTCGATCAGCTACGACATCAACTACGGGGCCGGGAGTATCGAGGCGGAGATCGGCCCGGACAAGAACCGGACCCAGGGGGCGCTGGGCAACCTGCTGTACTTCGGATCGTCGAAGAACGCGCCCGTGCTCGACCTCGAGGGACCAGTCCGGTCGGAGGAGCCGAAGTTCGACCGCGCGATCACCGACATGGTCGACGGATTCCTCGGCGGCTGACGTGCTGGCCGAGCACATCGCCGCGGTGTCGGCGCTGATCCCGACCGATGTGGCCGCGCTGTACGACGGGCAGGTCCCGACCGAGCCGGCGTATCCGTACAACGTGATCTGGTCGACCGGGGGCACCCGTCCGTCGACGTCGCTGACTGAGGAGATGTCGCAGCTCGAGGTGAGCCTGTACGTCACCACGGTCGCCGCGACCGCGGAGTCGGTGCGGATCATCCAGGGCAGCGTGCGCGACGCGCTGCTCGGGGTGCGGCCGGTCGTGTCGGGCCGGTCGTGCTGGCGCCTGTCGATCCTGTACTCCGAGCCGATCCGGCAGGACGCCGACGTGACGATCCCCGCGACGACGCTGCACCCGATGTACGGCGTCGACGTGTGGCGACTGGCCTCGATCCCGGCCTGAACAGCTGTCCCGTAACCCGCTCCCGACGGAGGAACCAATGTCCGCGCCCAAGCAGCAGTCCAAGTGGGTGGAGGTCACCCACGAGAAGCACAAAGGCACGACTCGCGTGCCGAACCGGCCGGCCGTCCTGGCGGACTTCGCCAAGCGCGGCTGGAAACCCAAGCCCGCGCCGACCGGTTCGGGTTCCGAGAGCACGAAGGGGTAGAACCCGATGGCGGACATCATCACTGACGGGAAGACCATCGTCCTCGAGGTCCCGACGATCGCCGACCTCGCCGCACCGACGGACACCGAGCTCGGTTCCGGCGTGGAGCTGCACCCGATCATGACCCCGGACGGTCTCGTCGGGTTCGAGCCGGAGACCGCCGACGTCGACAACTCCTCACTCGACAGCACGTTCGACACGCGGCTGGCAGGACGCGCGTCGTTCTCCGGGACGATGCTGCGGCTGAAGAAGCAGGACACCGCGCCGGACACCGTGTACGACACGCTCGTACGCAGCTACCGCACGCACATCGTCGTGCGCCGCGGGATCGATGTCGAGACCGCGATCACGTCCACGGACGAGGTCGAGGTGTATCCGGTGGAGTGCGGCGAGGTGCGCAACCTGCCGCCCGAGGCGAACACCACCCAGCGGTACGAGGTGCCGGTCAAGATCACTTCGCAGCCGGAGCTGCGTGCGGTCGTCGCCAGCGGCGTCTGACCCCAGGGCGCGGTGCGGCCTCTCGCCTGGCGGTCGAGGCCGCACCGCCACACACCCGGTTCACCGCCAGGAGCCGTCTCACCGCCAGGAGCCCACTGTGTCCGATGCCGAGTCGATCCTTGCGAAGCTGAACGTCAGTCTCGCCGAAGTCACCGTGCCGCTGTATCTGAACGGGCGTCTGTATGCCGACTGGCAGGACGCCCAGCGGGAGCTGACCGACCGTCAGCAGCAGCACCGCGCCAGCGCCGACTCGCTCGCCGGGGACCCGGAGGCGCGGCGGCTGGCCAAGCGCGTCGACGAGCTCGAGGAGCAGGTGCGTCAGTCTCGCGCGATCGTGCGGCTGCGCAGTCTCGGCCGTGCGTGGACGGGGTACGTGGTCAAGCACCCGCCCCGCGACGGCGACGAGGACGACAAGGCGTTCGGCGCGAACCGCGACGCCGTGTTCGACGAGGTCATGCCGCTGAGCATGATCGAGGTCACCACCGCCGACGGGCAGTCGTGCCGGATGGCCGCCGAGGTCGATGGTGAGCTCACGCAGACCGAGCCGGAGCTGTACCGGGCGATCGTCGACGCGGTCAACGACGAGCAGTGGTCGAACCTGTGTAACAACGTGTACGCGCTCAACCGTGGGGGGTTGAGCGTCCCTTTCTCGCACGTCGCCTCGAAGATCAACCAGAGCTCCGGAGGCGACTCGAGCAAGCCGAACGGCTCCGGATCTCGGACAAGCGGTTCCAGGGGTGGGAGCCGCGGCAAGTCGTCGAGCACGAGTACGACGAGCAAGGACGACTGATCCGGTCGGTGACCACGACCGAGGCGGAGTGGGACGACGATCAACGGTCCCTGATGCTGGCGCTGGCCGAGTACCGCGACGGCGCCTGCCCGTGCGGATGCGGCGGCCGCGCGGCCGAGACCCTCGACCCGGCCAACGAGGACCGCTACACGAGCGACCCGCCGACGCGGTGTCACCGCCGCACCGCGCTGCTGCGCGCCCAGGAGCAACTCGCCACCGACCGGCAGAACCGGGCACCGCAGGCCGGGGCGCTGTTGTTTCGCGCCGACCTCAGGACCGACACGACGTGATGGGGGTGGCCGGTGGCTGACCGTTCGATCGTCGTCAAGCTCGGCCTCGACGTCGGTGGTGTCGTCGCCGGCGCCCGCACCGCGACCCGGGCACTGAAACAGGTCAGCACCGACGGTCTGGACTGGGTCGGTCAGCGCGAGCAGTCGATCAACACTCTCACCACCGGGGTCGGTGCGTTCGGTCTCGCCGCCGCGGCCGGCGCCGGGCTGGCGGTGAAGAAGTTCGCCGACTTCGACGCCGCCATGTCCGCCGTCGAGGCGACCGGTGACGACGCACGGGCGAGCATCGACGCGCTGCGGCAGGCCGCCATCGACGCGGGCGCGTCGACGGCGTTCTCCGCGACCGAGGCCGCGGCCGGCATCGAGCAGCTGGCGAAGGCCGGCGTCACGGCAGAGGACATCCTCGCCGGCGGCCTGACCGGCGCGCTCGACCTGGCCGCCGCCGGCGGGATCTCGGTCGGCGAGGCCGCGGAGACCGCCGCGACCGCGCTGACGCAGTTCGATCTCGCCGGTGAGGACGTCACGCACGTCGCCGACCTACTCGCTGCGGGGGCGGGCAAGGCACAGGGTGGCGTCACCGAGCTCGGCCAGGCGCTCGCACAGTCCGGTCTCGTCGCGTCCCAGACGGGCCTGACGATCGAGGAGACCGCCGCGTCGCTGTCGGCGTTCGCGTCCGCGGGCTTGCTCGGCTCCGACGCCGGCACCAGCTTCAAGACGATGCTGCAGCGGCTGTCGAACCCGACCGGCGAAGCGGCCGACCTGATGCAGCGGCTGAACGTCTCCGCGTACGACGCGCAGGGCAACTTCGTCGGCATGGCGGAGTTCGCCGGCCAGCTGCAGGGCGCGCTCGAGGACATGACGCCCGCGCAGCGCAACGCCACCCTCGCGACGCTGTTCGGGTCCGACGCCGTGCGTGCCGCCTCGGTCATCTACGAGGAGGGCAAGGCCGGCATCCAGGAATGGACCGCCGCGGTCGACGACCAGGGCTACGCCGCCGAGACCGCCGCGACCCGGCTGGACAACCTCAAGGGCGACCTCGAAGAGCTCGGCGGCGCCCTCGAGACCGCACTGATCGGCGCCGGCGAGGGCGCTGACGGGCCACTGCGGTCGCTCACCCAGCGCGCCACGGACGCCGTGAACGCGTTCAACGACATGCCGCCCGAGGTGAAGTCCGCCACGCTCGCGATCGTCGGCGGCGGCGGCCTTGTCGCGCTGGGCGTGGCCGGCATCGGCAAGCTCGTCGTGGGGGTCGCGAACACCCGCGACGCGATGCGCGACCTCGGCATCTCGACCAGCAGGGTCGGCCGCACCATGCGTCTACTCGGAGGTGCCGCGACCGGGATCGGTCTGCTGGCATCGGCGATGGACCTGCTGGGCCAGACGGTCGACGTCGCCGAGGTCGGCACCGGCGCCGCCGCGGAGGCGCTGCAGGATCTGCGCAAGGGCGCGAACAGCGAGCTGATCAACCAGATTGCTGATCTGCGCGGCGAGCTGGACGGCGCGGACAAGGTCCTCGGGTTCATCCCGACGAGCCTCGACGGGTTCACCACCTCGGCGAAGGACTCCGCCGAAGTCAACAAGCAGTGGAAAGAGTCCATCACCGCGGTCGACGGTGCCCTGTCGAGCATGGTCGCGAGCGGCAGCGTCGGCCAGGCGAAGGAGTCGGTGAAGCTCCTCGGCGAGGCCATGGGGCTCAGCGGCGACGAGATGCAGAAGTTCGTCGAGGAGCATCTGCCGCAGTACGCCGACGCCCTGGCCCAGAGCCGCGTGCAGACGGAAGCCAACACCGAGGCTGCCGGACAGGCCGGGACCGCGCAGAACCAGCTGTCGCAGGACTTCGACTCCACGACCGAGGGCATCCAGACGCAGGCCGAGGCGCTGGTCAATCTGGTCGAGAAGATGCAGGAAGCTGGCCTGCTGGCGCTGTCGACCCGCGACGCGGAGCGCAACCTGCAGGCCGCCATCGACAACGCGACCACCTCGATCGAGGAGAACGGCACGACGCTGGACGTCACCACCGAGAAGGGCCGCAAGAACCAGGCGGCACTCGACGAGATCGCGTCGTCGTCGCTGGACCTCGTGAGCGCGCTGGCCGATCAGGGCGCGTCGGAGAAGCGGCTGCAGAAGGTCATGGCGAACTCCCGGGCGTCGTTCATCAAGACCGCGCGCCGGATGGGCCTCACGAAGGGCCAGGCGCGGGCGCTGGCCGACCAGCTCGGCCTGATCCCCGGCAACTACAGGGCCACCATCTCCGCGCAGGACAACGCCAGCGACAAGATCGAAGACGCCGTCTGGTGGCTCAAGGACTTCGACGGCCGCGAAGCCACGGCGACCATGACGACGGTGCAGCGCACCATCCGCGAGATCTGGAACTCCCCGACGTCCGGAATCCCTGGCCAGTTCACCCCCGGCAACGCCACGGGCACCAGGAACTGGCGCGGCGGGCTCACCTGGGTCGGCGAAGAGGGCCCGGAGATCGTGAGCCTGCCCCGCGGCAGCGACATCTACTCGAACGCGGAGTCCCGTGCGATGGCGTCCGGCGGGCCGCTGCACACGCTGATGCCTGCAGCCGCGCCGGTGCAGTCGACGTCGACACTCCACCCGTCCGCACTGGCGGCCGCGCTCGACGGGGTGTCGCTGACGCTCGACGTCGACGGGCAGCCGATGCGCGGGATCATCCGCGCCGAGCAGGCGGAAGGGCTACGCGAGCACGACCGGCAGACCATGCGACGCGCGAGCACAGGAACGGCGGTGGCCTGAGATGCCGTTGACGGTCGAGTATCTGCCCGACCTCGCCCGGGTGCGGCTGACCGCGGACACGATCCCCGGCTCGGCGGCGCTGGTGGAGCGCTCCATCGACGAGCTCCACTGGACGCAGGTCCGCGGCGGCGCCCCGGTCACCATGGACGCCAACGCGTTCCAGCTGGACGACTACGAGTTCACCCCGGGCGTGCAGAACCACTACCGCGTCACCCCGGTCACCGACCCGGTCGTGAATCTCGGCATGGCGGGGCAGGTCGTCACCGCCGGCGACACGCAGTGGGTCGGGCTCGACGTCACGTGGCCGGCGCAGTACATCGGCGGGAAGATGTTCCGGCTGACGCTGACCGTCGACGACGTCGACCGGATCGGCGACATCAGCTTCTACGCCGGCCGCCACGGCGACCTGTCCAACCACGCGCGCTGGTTGTTCATGGCCGACTTCTCCGGGTCGTCGACGTTCGGCCGGTCCGGGCAGCGGTTCACGATCGACCTGAAAGCGGCCGAGATCCGCAGCGTGGCCGGGAACGTCACGATGTCCGCCGACGGTGAGCTGACGGAGCTGACGGCG